CAATCAATGTCGGTAAGGTTAAGTCTGATGATGAATTTGAAGAACTCTGCGACCTCTCTGTTCGTGGACTCGAAGAACTGATTGACTATCAAGACTATCCTGTAGTTGCTGCAGAAAAGTCCACAAGGGCACGTAGGTCTCTTGGAGTGGGATTTATCGGTCTTGCACATTACCTTGCAAAACTGGGGCATTCATACGATACTCAAGAGGCATGGGATGCTGTTCATGGACTATCAGAATCCTTCCAATATTTCCTTCTCAAATCATCTAATCAGATTGCAAAAGAGAAAGGTGCTTGCGAAGGTTTCTCACGAACAAAATATGCTGATGGAATTCTTCCCATCGATACATACAAGAAGGATGTAGACGAAATCACTTCACAGGAGCTCCAACATGATTGGGATTCTTTACGGACTGATATCAAAGAGTTCGGACTACGGCACAGCACGTTGTCCGCACAAATGCCATCAGAGAGCAGTTCCGTTGTGTCAAACGCAACAAACGGAATCGAACCACCTAGAGACTACCTGTCCATTAAGAAGTCGAAGAAAGGACCCCTTAAGCAGATTGTTCCACAATATGCCACCTTAAAAAATAACTACACCCTACTTTGGGAAATGCTAGATAATAATGGTTATATTAATGTAGTATCTGTGATGCAAAAATTCTTTGACCAGGCAATTTCTGGAAACTGGAGTTATAATCCAGAGAACTATCCAGATAACGAAGTACCTGTTTCTGTTATGGCACAAGACCTACTTAAAACTTATAAGTATGGTTGGAAAACATCCTATTATCAGAATACTTATGATAATAAGAAGGATGAAATTACTGATGAAAAAGAAAACGTAGATCAATTAATCGCAGAACTATTAAGACAAGAAGGAGAGGAAGACTGTGAATCCTGTAAAATTTAGAGTACAATCAGAAGAGAAGAAGACATCTGTCAAGGGTATGACAGTCTTCAATACAGATAAAACCGAACTTAAAAAACAACCTATGTTCTTTGGGTCCCCACTTGGGGTCCAAAGATATGATTCATATAAGTATCCAATTTTTGATAAACTAACAACTCAACAACTTGGATACTTCTGGAGACCAGAAGAAGTGTCTCTTCAAAAAGACCGTTCTGATTATCAGACTCTCCGTCCAGAACAGAAGCACATCTTTACTTCCAACTTGAAGTATCAAATTCTTCTTGATTCTGTTCAGGGTCGTGGTCCTGGTATGGCATTCATTCCTTATTGTTCCTTGCCTGAACTTGAGGCATGTATGGAAGTCTGGGGATTCATGGAAATGATTCATTCCCGTTCTTACACTTATATCATTAAGAATGTCTACCCTGATGCTGCAGAAGTATTTGATACCATTCTTGATGATGAGAGAATTCTAGAACGTGCTAGAAGTGTCACTGCTGCTTATGATGATTTTATTGAAGCAGCACAACAGTATGGAAATACTTCTGAGTGGGAAATGGCACAAGAGGGTGCTGGTTATTTCAGAGAAAATCGTCGTGAACTAAAAAGAAAACTTTATAGAGCAATTGCTAATGTCAATATTCTCGAAGGTATCAGGTTCTATGTCTCGTTCGCTTGCTCGTTTGCGTTTGGTGAACTCAAACTTATGGAAGGATCCGCTAAAATTATCTCTCTCATCGCACGAGACGAAAATCAGCATCTTGCAATCACTCAAAACATCCTCAACAAATGGCGTCAAGGAGATGACCCAGAAATGCAAGAAATTGCTGAAGAGGAAGAAGAATGGGTAATTAATGCTTTCCAGAATTGTGTTGAAGAGGAAAAGAAGTGGGCAGAGTATCTGTTCAAAGATGGTTCAATGATTGGTCTTAATGATAAGTTGTTGCACCAGTATGTTGAGTGGATTGCGAATCGTCGTATGAAGTCTATTGGCATCAAACCGATTTATAATATCTCTGCTAAAAATAATCCACTTCCTTGGACTGAGCATTGGATTTCTTCTAAGGGTCTTCAGGTTGCACCTCAAGAAACAGAGGTAGAATCTTATGTTGTTGGTGGTATTAAGCAGGACATGAAGAAAGATGCATTCTCTGGTTTCCAACTATAAATTGTAATAAATAGTTGAAAACCATAGTGTATTGGTATGTCTGCTGTAAACGACGTTGCAAAATTATATAAAACAATTTCGGAAGAGGTTACCCCATCCGAAAAAAAGGTAATGAAACCTGACCATAGGAATCCTAAAGGTAAGGCAGAAAAACCTAGAGGTGGGGACCCTCGTCCTAAAGAAGGTATTGAAGAAGGCAGTATGCCAATTGTAAAAGCACCAAAAAAGGCAGTTTCAATGCCAACTGCTAAACCACCTGCAAAGGTAGTTTCAATGCCAAAATATAAAATAAAAGAGGCAAGTTTTGAGATTGGACCTGGGCACAAAGGTGCTATGAGAGGTAAAAAGATATATGATAAAGGTAAGGGTACGTCTAACCCTCATGAAAGAGATACATTTTTAAAGAGAACTGGTCCTCAGTTACCATTAGCAAAGAAAAAAGCAACTGTTCAAACTGCTGGTTTTGAACCAGAAGGTGATATGACAGAAGGAATATTTGATTTGTTTAGTGGAAAAAAACAAGAACAAGTACGTCAAGGAACATACCATCAACAAAAACCAGGACAACCAAAGAAAACTGGTATCTTATCTAACGTCTCAAAAAGAAACGAGATGTTAAGAAAGGTAAGAGGTTTATCAAATTCTTACGAATTAGAAGGTAATAATATTCAAGAAAAAGAAGAGGCAAAGATTGGTGGTGGCAATCTAAAGAAACTATCAGTAAAAGCATCAAAAAGAATTGATACTAATGTTTCTGGTTTTGTTGATAAAAAAGATAAGTCAATGGGTGATTATGGTGAATTTGTCCCAACCCCAGATGGTAGAAAGGTAACCAAAATTGGTGAGGAAGCAGAAGAGCAAAAGTTCTGCCCATTCTGCAATAAGATGGAAACAAAATCTGAGTGTTCATATGGTCCAGAAGTATGGGAGAAGTCTGGAGTTCCTATGTTTGCTGCAAAAGTTATGGAAGCAAAGGAACGTGGTATGTCACATGATGACACTTATGGTATGCTAAGTAATCATCAGTACACTAAAAAGCAACTTTGGGATATGCAAAAGAAAGCAACGGAACGTGGAGACCACGGTGTTGCTTCTGGCATCTATGCACGATGGAAAGAAATGAAGAAAGAGGAGTATGTATCTGAGAGATCACTAACTTCTTCTGAGTCTGAAGAGAAAGAGAGAATTGTTAAGGGTTTGAAGAAACGTGCTAGTGACTTCAAAGAAAGATATGGTGATGATTATAAGTCTGTAATGTATGCAACTGCCACTAAGATGGCAAAAGAAGATGTTGAATACATTGAAGAAAAGGCAAGAGGTTCAAAGAAAAAGTCTACAGTTCATGCTTATGATGTAGACGAAACTCTATTTGGTCATGGTAAGAAAGGAAAACCAAATGTAAAAGTTCACGTTAAGAACGAAAAAGGTGAAAGAGTAAAGAGTTTAAGTAATCAAGAATTCAATACTCATAAGTTAGATAAGGGTCATAAGTATGATTTTGGTGAGTTCCAAAGTGCTAAGAAGTTCAAAGAAACTTCATCACCAAATAAAAAAGTAGTAAAGGATATTAAGAGAAAGATTGCTAGAGGTAAGAACGTCCATCTAGTTACTGCTCGTTCCAAGTTTGATAAACCAGATGAGTTCCATGGACATCTTAAGAAGCATGGAATTAATGTTGATAAGAAGAATATTCACTACACTGGTGGTATGAGTAAGGGTAAGAATAAAGACTTAGATGTTGGTAAGAAAAAAGTGAAGGTTGTTGATGCTATTGCTAAGAAGGCAAAGGCAAAGAAAGCACATATGTATGATGATGCAGCAAAAGTCCATAAGGGATTTGAAGGTGCTAAGAAAGACAAACCAACTTCTATGAAGTATAAGACTCATATGGTTGCACCAGATAAGAAAACTGGTGAGTCAAAAGTTCGTTCTTATCAGGCAACCAAAAAAGAAGAAACCGCATACGATTACTGGAAACAGTTTATTTCTTGATTTTTCCCTGTGGGACACATGTAAATCGTTGAGAATACTTATATACTAAATATAAGTATATAACGGTTGTTACTACTTTCCCCTAAAGAAAAATGAAGAAGGAAGATTTAAGTGCGTTACAGAATTTATATCAAGGTATTTTCAGTGAAGATTCCGCACCATCAGTAACGGATAAGCCAACAACGGCAAAAACCATTACTGATGGTTTAGGTATCTATGAAAGTCATATTAAGTCTACAGAGTCACCTGCTCCAGAAAAGCAGGTTACTTTAAGTGAGGAAGCAGAAGTAGTAACACAAATAACATCTTCCACACCATCAACAACACCACTTAAGTCTGCAGGTGGCATTCTTGGGAATGCTGAGTGGGGTTCGGTATCTACAGTTAATGATATCTCAGAACTATACTCATCAATGTATGAGGCAAAGAAGGAAGACCAGGATAAGGACGGAGATAATGACTTTGATGATGTTCGCATTGCGAGAATGATTGCCTCTGGTATGTCCAAAGAAGAGGCAATGAGAAAGGTCAAAGAAGACCCAAAGGGTGATGAAGTAAAAGAAGAAGCAGAAGATATTGACGAACGTTATAAGGGCAAGCACGGACAATCGGAGAAAGAGTATAAGGATGATCGATCCCAAGGTGGTAAGATGATCTCTGGAGACTCTAAAATGAGTGGTGCTGAATACACCCATGGTCGTAGAGTCAAGGCAGCAAACCCTGGTTCCCAACCTGATGAAGGTGGTAAGACCAAACCTAAGTCCCAAGGCAAGATGGACAAAGGAACTCGTATAGATTTGATGTACCGTAAAGCAAATCTTAAGAAAAAAATGAAGGAAGAAAATAATCTAAATAATACAGACACAGACAACAATACTGGGAGCATTTCGGAAATGACTCAAGAAGAACTAATTTACAATATTGTAGCATCATACCTTCTAGAAAATTCATTCGTAGAAGATATTGATTCTGCAAATGCAATGATGGAATCCATGTCCCCTGCATGGGTAGGAACAATTATTGAAGAGTATAACGAGTATGTAGAAGATTACAACGAGTTCGTTGAGAATCTTGAAATTGCTGGTTATGACCTTTCCGAAGCAACCGAAGAAGACATCGAAGAAGCATATAAGGATGTTGATAAGAAGAAAGCAGTAGAAAAAGCTGCTAACAAAGAAAAGGCAGCAAAGAAAATTGAGAAGTTCTCTAAGACTAGAGCAAAAGGTATTGAACAGTCAAATAGAATGAGAGGTGCTCTCACAGGTGGTCGTAAGGCAGACCGTCCAAAAGTTAAGGGTGACAAGAGCAAGGACGAGCCAGGTGGATATGATAAGGAGAAGTTGAATAAGGACTGGTACTCCAGAGCAACTCCAGACTCTAAGATGAGAAGAAAAGGTGGAGAGATGGAAACCGTTTCCCAGAGAATGGATAGAGAGCATCCTTACAAGAACAGAATGACTGGTAAGATGGGTAGAGAGTATGGTAGCCGTGCTGCTGCTAACGTCACCGACGTACTAAGACAACTCCAAAAGAAGAAGTGAGTCATTAAACGTTAACATTTACAACACCCTCTTGACGGGGGTGTTTTTTTATGTGTAAAATAACTCTGTGGAGTTTCAAGGTTATATTTTAACTCTAAATAGCTCAAGATGAACATATTATATGAGTTATGAAAATCCTTGGACTTACTTGGAACGAACTTTTGATAGCAGTGATGTTGGGGACTACTTTGGCTTTGTTTATCTCATTACCAATAAGTCAAACCAACGACAGTACATTGGGAGAAAGTATTTTTGGTCTTTTAGAACACCAAAAGGAAAGAAACGTAAAGTAAAGCAAGAAAGTGATTGGAAGAAATACTATGGTTCATGTCCAGAATTAAAAGAGGATGTGAAACAATTTGGAAAAGAAAATTTTAAAAGAGAGATTCTTTCTTTACATGAAACTAAAGGTAAAACAAACTATGAAGAAACTCGACAATTATTTGTAAACAATGTCTTGAGTGAATCTCTTGACAATGGTAACCCAAAGTATTATAATTCTAATATTCTCGGTCGTTACTACAGGAAGGATTATTTCTATGAGCAATCAAAAGACTGATGCCATATGTAATGAAGTAATCGATAAATACATTGACCGTATGCATCAACTTTGTGATGAGAATAGGGTTGCTGATGCAATCAGTGTTTATGACGAAATCCGAGACTGGGTAGTACAAAAAGAGAATCTTGATTGTTTAATGCTAGATTATCTTGAGGATTGTTAATCCATTTGCGGGTGTGGTGTAGCGGTAACATGCGAGCCTTCCAAGCTCTTGTCACGGGTTCGATCCCCGTCACCCGCTTTTATATTTAAAAATAGTGTCTAGACAAATGCAAAATGGAGGAATGAAATGCTAACTGTAAGGTGCAAAGAGTGTAGAACTGAATTAACTAGCAGTTCAAAAGTTCAATTTTGTGGATGCCCAAATCAAATGAGCATTGTTGATGATAAAATTGGAGCAAATGATTTAGAAAAAGTTGTTATCGTAACAAACAATTTAGAAGCAAAACTTGATAGTCATTTCTCTAAAGAGGAACTAGCATATCAAGAAAATAGACGTAGAAGAAAAGTTAAGAGACTTCAATTTGAAGAACGATAAAATTTAATATTTTCTTCAACAGTGTAACGAAATGAACATATTTGTTGCCTATGTAGGTTCCGTGACTAGTATATAGTATAATGTATATAAGGAACTTACATGGATCAACACACCTACGATAATTGGGTGAAAATAAAATCTACTTTTGAATCATCTGGTAATACAAATAACATGTTCTATCAGAGAGCATGTGCTATAGTTCAAAATAGAAAAGATCCTTTATCTGATCATCTGGGGGATAAAAAAGAATGAAATATCAGATTACTTTAATCTTATGTTTCTTACCTGTTCTGATCATCTACATAGTATTGAAAGTTGCTGTGTGGATGACTGCAATCAATGCTGAATCGGATTATGTCAGACAAGAACCTTTACGAAAACGAGGACCCTATCTGGAGAACCCATATGCAGATATTGATGAAGAAGAAGAGGAATATGGAGATCGCACAGATTATCAATGATTCTTTGACTGAGTATTATCAGGAGCAGGGGAAACCTGTTCCTGATTGGAAAGTATCAAAAGACCCTCAGTGGTGGAAAGAATATTTAATTGATAATGGTTTAGATCCTAGTAATCCATGAATGACTTTTACACTTATATAAAACAAGATGCTATAAATCTGACAAAGGTCCATGAATGGATGACTGTATCAGAAGCAGAACTTCTAATCTATGATGCCTTTATGAGACGTAGACACACTGATAGGAACAGTGGATGGACTACGGTGATGAACAGAATTAAACCAGAGTATGCTAAGTATCAGATGATGACTGAGCAATACTTGAGAAAACGAATAGAAATTGCAAAAAGAAATAAAGAAAGGAACTCCTAGACATTTTTCTTACAGTATGTTATACTAATCAAGTGCTGGACTGGGTTTTATGCTAAATAAACCAACTATTGAATTCTATTCTGTGGAACACTGGCAAGAGAACTGGGATGAATTAATGAATAGAGTTGAGAGTGGAGAAACACTAGGTGTGGAAAATGACAAAGGTCATCGAGCAGTAATGACACCTGCCGATGATGAATTACTTGAAATGTATGTAGTTTTTAATAATGAAGGTTCCTGAAGCATATAAGTTTGTATCTGATAATAGGGAACCTGTATTATTGAAACATAGTGATATATGTTATCCACCACCAGATGAAAAACTAATCGATAATGTGGATACTAGTTATCCAGGTATAGTAATTGATTATGGAAACAGTAATTATTTACTTGAAGATGGGTGTCATCGAATTGGTAAACTGCAAAAGAACGGTATTCATGAATCACTTTTTTATATTGTAACTATCTCTGAATATAAAAGTGGTGTCGTAAAAATGTGCATTACCAAAACAAATCAAGTTATATCACTTGGAGAATGGAATCATAATGCACTTGACGTAATGCCTCATAAGTAGTAGCATATAGTCATGCTCCTTTAGCAATCTGGTGAATGCAATCGACTCATAATCGATGGGAGGTGAGTTCGATCCTCACAAGGAGCATGGTCTCGGATAGACCTTAAACTTGCCCTGGTCGGGACCCCCCTCTCGTATAAAAAACTATGTCAAATATTGTAGATAAACCCTGGGGTTGGTATCTTGATTATGAAAGACATCATAATCTTGTTATAAAAAAGATACATGTAAAACCTCTTCAAAGATTCTCTCTTCAAAAACATTTCAAGAGAGATGAGTTTTGGTACGTTCTTTCTGGTATCGGAAAAATGTATCTTGATGGCGAATACCGATTAGC